TGTCATGCGCGTTTCCTTTCATTTTAATAACTCATATATAGGTGATTTTATAGGATTGTCAATGAAAATTTTGTTAAGTTTAATAATTTGTTCCAGCGTTGCAGGTGAATGTATGCCACCTTTTGAGTGGGAAGAAACATTTAGAACTAAGTATGATTGTTTAGTTTTTGGATACGAGGAGTCACTTAAAAAAATGGAAGAGATTGGCAGAGAAGAGGTTAACAAACACGGCATATATCTTAAATTTTATTGCACACCAGTCGACACTATTTGACAATATGGCAAGATTGTGGTAAAGGGAGATAATTTCTCACCATTACCTACCCTTGTTTTTCCCTCTTTAGGGTAGGTGTTTCTTGATCCCACATCCATAGTAAAAGAACTGCAGGTGAAATCAAAAGACTAGTTACAAATACAGCCAATAAAATCACCAGTGCCATCCTTCATCACGTGTACGTTAAACGGTGCTTCATGATACGTGGTCAAATGTAATCGTAGTATATCACAAAGATCAAGACAGTTTATTTTATCCATAATCTCGACACCTACCATCATCTCCTTTGTGACAGATACCAGACTATACAGACCGTCGTTTAGTAATATTAGATCCATCATTTACTTTCGTTCCATGATTTAAAACATTTTTTAATCCTGATGCTTTTATTTGCATATGAACACCATAAGATTGCCATGCTTTTCTCATTAAGTTTAATTCTAATAATAGACTAGACCATTGTCCTTGCAATGCACCATTAACTTTTATTGTTACAGTTTTTTCTTTCATATCTACAATGTAGGATTTTTTAGGATAATGTCAACCACTATCTTCTATGTTTCCCCATTCTCTTTTCATGTTTATTAGGACTCTTCTTGTGCCTGCCTGGTCTTTTTCTAGGCTTTGCTCGTGGGGCTGTGACTAGACCAAACTTAGCTTTCTTTGCCATCGCTAAAATATCCTTTAACTACAGATTGTAGTGTTGCTTTTTCTAATCTTGGTATGTAACTTATTTTACCATTAACAAATTGCTCTAAATCTGCGCCACATGTTATGCACCTAAAGTATTCTCTAGTTAGGCCTACCAACATTGTATACTCATCACATGTTGGACAGATACCATTAACTATCTCCGTGTGAAATTTTATTATTTTTTCGGTCATATATTCTTTTATTCTTTATCACTTTATTCTTAAAATGTCTAAGACGCTTTGCAACAGGATTACGCTTCTTATTGAGTTTTTTCATTACTCAATAATAAGTTTTTTAATAGATAAAGACCCATCAATATTTTTTTCTAATTCTGCAGAACCCTTCCAGCATTTGTAGGTTACAGATTCTGAATACTGTCTCTCAGCTTTACGCTTACCATTAAGACACATTCCCATCGAGTCTTGAATACGTGCCTCCTTAATCTCTCCGTTTACAAACATAAGTAATCCTACCACAGCTTCTATCATACTACCTTGCCTTTGTTTTCACCTTGCTTGATAACATATTTTTGTGTACCATGTTTGCCAGTTTCAACTTCTTTTTTTAAATCTTTGACATAACTCATCTGTTTAGCTTGTTTATTCATGTCAGCTATGTAATCTAAAACTTTTTTAGTGATTCTTCCCGTTGCCATTTGTATATTTCATTTCTCTGTTTGCATCTTTTAATTTTTCAATATCTACTAATACTTTATCCATTTGTTTACGTAAAAACTCAATGTTAACTTTGTTTAATGCCATATTTTCAATATGTTCATTTAACTTGTCAGTCTGCTTATAAAGATCCTCGATCATCATGAATTGCTCAGAATCGGCGGGCAATGAACCTAGTTGTCCACGTGGCCATTTAATTCTAAACTCTGTATTTTCTATTAAATCTTGTTCCATTAACTGAAGTCTAGTGTCAGCTATGTTTAATCTCTCTACAATCTGAAAGTAGCCCATTGTGCCGAGTGCTACAATAATTATAAGGCTAGCAACCGTTTTCATCGGCATCTGCACTGCCGCTTCTTCAGATATATTTAATGGTTTCTTATTCATGTTTTGGTTTTGGTGGAGGGATTATATAATCTTTCGATTCAATTTTCAATGGTGTGTGGTCCACTGGTCTTACACAAAAAGCCAGTAAACATAACAATATTATTAATATCGCTGTAAATCTGTAATCCATATCCACACCTCATTTTTTCTTTTCCTCTATTTCGTAGAAGAAGTTATCAGTGTCTTCTGTTCGCCACTGTTGTGTGTCCTCTACGTTCCAATAGTTCGTTTGTACCTTCCAATCAGGTATTTGATCTTTTACCGTAAACGATGGTATGTCCCAAATTAATCTGTTGTTAGGTTGTGCTGCATAGTTACCGTCATTTAACGCTAACACATGAGCGCACTTATGTTCGTGCGGTATCTCTGAATGATCAGTGTCAAGTATATTAGGCTCTGGATGCGCAAAGTCAACAGTAAATAAATATTTACCGTAGTGCCATTTCTTATCTTTACCTATGTACTTACCCGATTGTGCTTCTAAAATATCCCAAGTAGTAACAGCAGGGTAATAAGAAAAACTATTCCACAGTTGAAGTTCATCAAGTCTCTTGGATGGAACAGCTTCCGGTTGAAAACCACGTTGAATAAAAGCCGATATGGGTAAACGATAAAAGATAGCACCGTTTTCCATGATGGCATGGAATAAGAGTGCTTTACCTGTAATCGCTGTAACGCCGAAGATAATACAGTCTTCAACTTCGCCTTTATGTTTTTTAAGATCATATAAATACTCCCTTTTTATTTGAGAGTATTCTACAGGAATATTTGCATTTAAGTAAGCCATAATTTATTATTTTATTTGCCCCCAATTAGGGCCAGATTCATAGTCTACTTTGTTTGGTACTTCTAAATCAACAGCAGATTCCATAATCTCTTTTATTTTATCCTCGTTGTTATCGACAGATATATCAAGTTCATCATGCACTTGTATATGCGGTATGATACCCTCTTTATATAAATTGACCATAGCTTTTTTAGTCATGTCAGCAGCTGATCCTTGTATCAATCTGTTCAAAGCTTTATATGTGTATGCACGTTTTATCATACCAGGTCCGTGTTCTCTTTCAGCTTCTTCTTTAGGTAAAGCTTTATGTACACCAAACTTTCTAGGCTCCCATAAATTAAATCTACACCTTCGTCCTAACAGTGTTCTAATTTTACCAGCATCTTGAGCTCTTTCCATAACACTGTACATTAGCTGTTTTACAAAAGGTACTTTACTGTGGTATTGTTGAAATAAATCTTCCGCATCTTCTTTATCTAAACCTAATTCTGCTTGTAATTTATTTTTACCCATACCATAAAACAAACCAAGATTTATTGTTTTAGCTTGCTCTCTTGGTATGCTAGCCATATCCGCTACAATCTTGTGAAAATCTGCATCATGTTCAAGATAAGATTCTAATACATCTTCTAAACCTTCTCCTGTTATGTTTTGAGAATTTTTGTCCATAGATGCGTAATGCACAACAAGCCTTGGTTCTTGTTGTGAGTAATCGAACACACCCCACTTACAACCTTCTTCAGGTATAAACAAAGACCTGATCCTTGGTCCAAGTTCCTTGTTCCGTGCTGGTATCTGTTGTAGGTTAGGATTACTATAACTAAATCTACCGGTTACTGTACCACCTTGATCGGATCTAAGTTGATTTATCTCAGCATGTATTCTTCCTTTATGTTCGTGTTTTATTATGGTATCAATAAATGTTGTATGTGCTTTATTTATTTCTCTAGCCCGTGCAATCTTTTGAACTATCGGATGTGGATGGTTCTGTAAAAAATTTTTGGTAAATGATGGAGAATTTGTTTTTTCAGTTCGGTCAAAAGGTAGGCGAAGTTTTTCAAAAACTTGCGCAATCGATCGAGCAGCCCATATTTGGATATCTATTGATGTTTCTTTTTTTACTTTTTGTAAGCATTCTTTTTCTTCTGCTAATAGTTTCTGTTTTAATTGATTCGCTGCTTCAACGTCTACTCGCACTCCTAAAAACCGCATATCAACGAGGCAAGGAAAAAGTTCAATCTCTAAATTAAAAATATCTTCTATGTCTTGCGTATAGATTTCTTTTTTCATTTCTTGCCATAGCTCTAAGGTCATCTCCGCATCTCTCTCAGCATATTCACCTACATACATAGCAGGTAGTTTATACATCTCAGATTTAGCATCCACACCCCAGATAGCTGCTGTTTCGTTCAATACAGCCTCGTTTTTGCCTCTTCCAAGGTAATCACGACCCATACTGCCTAAATCATATCTAAAGCGATTCTCGTCCACTAGAGAGCCAGCAATCATGGTATCTACGATAGTTCCATTAATTTTAAGGCCTGCAGCACGTATAAAACATACGTCATACATAGCGTTGTGAAATATTTTGATAGATTCTGTGTTTAGTATATCTTGAAACCATTTAAGAACCATCTTCTTATCCATGTTGCCACCGCCTTCATGTGCTATTGGATAATATCCAGACCAGCCTTGAACAGCAACGGCTATACCGACAATCTCACTTCTGCCTACAACAGAGCCTGATCCAAGAGTTTTTAAATCAGGATCTCTAGTTTCTAAGTCGATTGATATCTCACTGTAATCAGATAAGTCAGGAAAAGTTTGTGGTGGTAACCATTCTGTTTGTGGTTTAAATATCGGTTTCACTATAGTCCCTTTCCATTATCATTTCTATAAAATGTATTGCTTTCAATAAATCTTGTTTCTTTCCCTTGTCACGATGTCTTATTATATATTTTATAGCACAGCCTTCAGGGTATAGCAATTCATTCTCAACTACAAACTTGCTAGGTTGAATTTTATATTTCTGATAGTGTGATCCTCCGTGCTGCTTATCCCAAACTTTATTTGTCATAGTTCATAATCTCCTTCTCCTCCGTATATTATATGTAAATTACTTTTTGTTCTTGTAACGCCCGTATACATAACCCTGTGTTCGTCGTCTGGATTTGTAATGTAAGCTTCTTTAGACGCTTTTGATAATTGAAGTGGTAATATAATATTATCTCTTTCATTGCCTTTCACACCATGTATAGTTGCTAATTTTATTCTTGCTCCATTTACTAAATCTTCTCCTCTTTTAATCAACTCTTCAATTTTATCTGTATCATTTTTACCCATTCTTGTAAAGGCAGCTTGCCATGGTAAGTTTGTTTTTAAACCAAAATCCCTTTTTAACATGTCCATAGTATAAAATTTATTCGGCACCATTGCTTTAAACAACGAAGGTGTCCATTCGTTTTTTAACATTTTTTTCTTTATCTCGTGACAATCTTCGTAACATAATGCCTCTCCTTTTTTTAATTTATTTTCATACAAATCTACTGCTCTGTATTTATCTTTTATTGGATTATCTTTCTTTGCTCTTTCATAGTATATATTATTGTCTTTAAAAAATTCTTCTAGTTTATTTAATCTCCATCTATCTCTACCTAATACCAACCATTTACCTGTTTTAAGTTGGTTTTGAATTTGACTAATATCATCATGTTCTGTGAATGATCCTTTTTCTTTTTTTGGTTTCCATTCTTTTTGGACCCTATTATTTTTTGGTATTCTGTGTATTATTTTTTGTGCAATATTAAAAACTTCTTGTGGAACTCTCCAAGAAGTTTTTAAAACTTCTCTTGTTCCTTTTAAATTTAAAAAACTTTTAACATCA